GTTTCGTAAATTATTGGTTCTATTTTCATTTTTCGGTACTATTTCGGTTACTTTTCGGAAGCAAATATATATATAATTAAATTAATACGCAACTTTATTTTTCGCTTCTACTTTCAAAGGCTGTAAAACCTAATTTTTGTAATTCTCTTAACCTGTATTTTTGTAACTCGCTCAATCTATCGTGTTTTTCTTTACACTCTATAAATATAGGTGGCTCACCATCCTTTAACGCTAATAAATCTGGGATTCCATTTTTGTTAGTCTTAATTAAATTTATCACAAAATAACCTTTTCGTTCGTATTTCTTAATCTCTTTTGATTGGTGTTTTGATGCCATAATCTTGTTTAAATATTTTGTTGTTATAATCTTTTTTGTTTAATACTGCTTTGTATATTTTAGATTCAATACCACCTTTTGAAAATACCCAGTAAATATCGTTAGTTTTACGCTCCATTGTCGTTAGTCTGTCTCTACTTTGCCAGTAGCTGACTGATGAAAAATCTATATTATAATATACTAAATAGTCTGCATTTCTTAAACTAATACCCTCACGTCCTGAAACAATCTGCAAGGCTATGTTTTTATCGGTTGTATTGAACTCGTTTAAATCAGTTGTTAAGTTATCCTTAAATACTTCTTTTAATGCGTTAAACTCCTCTTTAAATTTATAGAATATGCCTATTTTTTTTTGTTTAAACTTATCTTTTATAAACTCAGCTTTTGAATAGTCTAATACTTTACTGTTTCCGCTTTCAAATTTGCAAGTGCCTGAGTATAATTGATGCAGTTTAGATTGTAATTTAACGCTTGTATCTGCTAAAATAACATCTTCTTTTCCCTCAATCACATTATCTCTTATTAACTTGTCGCATAACTTGTATATAATTGGTTTCATATCACAAAATAAAACATGTTCATTTACATTTGTTTCAAATCCAGCATCTTTTTGAGTGAATTTAATTAATAGATGTTCTATTAATAACTTTATAGGCTCGTATTTTGCACTTGAATAATCTACTACCGTATGCGTTCCTAAATACTTATCTTTTTTATCTACGAAGGTATTTGCCCACTTGTAAAAATTAGTATATTGTTTAAAAGGTGAATAATCACTACACCAAAATTGATGGTAAACTTGGCTGTAAGATTCTGGAAAAGGCGTACCACTTAAATAAATTTGAGGTAATTTACTATATTTTTGTTTAAATATTTTAGCTGTTTTATTTGGCTTAGGAAAAGCGCCAAACCTGTGATGTTCATCGTGTATAACTAAATCAAAAGTGTCATCAATTTTATGTATGCTTTCATCATTTACAACTCTTATAAAAAAATCAAATTTAAAATTTAAGTAATCTTCATAAATTCCACTTATTGCTTTTTTCTTAGTTAGAAATAAAACTTTTTTAGCACCATATAAATGAGCTGTATTTAATGCTGTGAGTGTTTTACCTGTTCTAACCTCCATTGCTAAATAAACCATATTAAAACGCTTTAAAACATTATTAGCCTTATTACTTATATCTATTTGGTAATCTCTTAATTTAAAATGGGCATTCATCATCTTCTTGTTCTTGTATTAAATTATTATTATTTTCTATTTTAAACCATCTTTGACCGTTTGAATTACCATCTGAATACTCAAGGTTTTTAAAATTAGCATACTTTTTAACCCAAATAGTAAACTTTTTTTGACTTAAATATTTTTTATAATCTTGATATTCGTTTACAAATAGTGTAAATGTTTGAATTTTGCTATTTCTTGTATTGATTTTAAAATTATCTTCATCCGAAACCCATTCGTAAAACTCCATTGAGGTTTCCGCTATAAATTTACGCATCTTAATATTTTTAGCATTTTGTTTAATTAATCCTAAATTCAAATAAGACTGCAAACAGTTAATCATATAGTTGTCAAACTTTAAATAATCTTCATCATTCCAATCATCAAATAATTGTCTACCAAATTCATCATAAGGGGTTAAATCTTTACCGTAATACTGTGAAAACTCTATTTCGTGCCTTCTCCTGTCGTGGCTATTTCCTTCTCCTTTTATAGCGTAATTGGTAGATATTAAAATCTTAGGGCTTTCTTCTACCTTTAATTTTATTGCATCTTTATTTTTACGCTCTAAGGTCATACCCTCAGTAACTAAACTAAATTTACTTTCAAAATTAAATCCCTTGTTAACATCGTCAAAAACTAATATATTTGTTTCTTGCTTAACTGTTTGATAAGGGAAACTTTTTTTATCATCAAAACTTTTACCATCTAATATGGATACTTTTCTAATTTGTTTTAAACCTTGTGCAAATAACCCTTTACCTGTTCCACCTTCTGGATTGTCGCTTATTACTTCATCATTTAAAATAATAGCTTTATTGTTCATTTTATTTTTATAGGTAGAAACCAAGTAACCTATAACAACCTCAACCGCTAAAGGTTCGTTATTACTTATATTACTTATGAATTTTTGGTATTCATTAGAAAAGTCTTTAACTTTTTTAAAATCTCTCTGTATTATTTGATTTTTCCAAATGTAACCATCAACATCAATATAATCTATTAATTTAACGTTGTCTTTTGTAACCTCTAAAATACCATTATTAAAAGCAATGTAAGATTTATGTTTTTTATCCTGTAACATTTGAAGTTCAATGGTATCTAACATTAATAAAAAGTTTTCACTAAATAAGTTTTGAAAAGAACTACAATAATTCCATATTTCAAACTCTTGTCTTTCAGATAAATAATTTAAAACAAAATCTTTTATCTTTTCTACGGATGTTTCGCTAACCTTATTGCTTTCAATAAATACCCAAGTAGGTTTTTGAGCATCGTTGGGGTAGTGTTTTTTAAAACCATTACGCTCTAAAAATAATTTATATTTTAATGGTATAACTTTATGTTTTTCGTTGCCATTTTTATCAATAGTAGTTAGCCAAAAATCATCGTGTTCATCAGCTTCCTTTATTTCTTCATAAACATCTTCTTGTATCTTATATTTATTGATAACACTTTGTTTACCCTTTTTTAAATCTAACTTTATAGAATTTATTTTGGTATAATCCTCAAAAAACTTAATGTTAAATTGTCTAATTCTATATGCAGACCTTACAGTATTGGTAACCTCTGTATCTTTAAAATCTCCATAAGCTATATTGTTTAAAATATAATTTACTGTTGTGGATTGGTTAATACCATACTCGCAAAATTGACCAGCTAAATCAAAAATAAAATTATTCCTTTCACCTTCTTTAAAGTCTTTTTTAAAATTAAAAGACATAATCTTATCAATTATTTTAAATTCATCATTTAAAGGTAAAACAGGCACTTTGTCTATAAAATTAAATCCCTCATCAAAAATAGGAGCATCAAACAATTCGGCTTCATAATTTACATAAATGTTAGGGTCGTAACTTTCAAAACAAACTCTATCTATATTTGAATTTGCAATATCAAAATAATCTAAATTAAACTGCTTTTGAAAGGCTTTAAATACTTTTGGATGTGTTTCCTTAGTTAAATTATTATTAACCCTTATAACCCCTTTTATACCATTACCAGAGGGTGAAATAAACAATAAAACAAAATGCTTATTATTCTTTAATGAATTAAATTCATTTAGCATTATTTCTTTTGATGGGTATTTATCAAAATCCACAACCATCAAACCAGAATGATTTTTTAAACCATTTCCATTCCTTTCTGTAAACTCTCCAGAAAATAAAATTGATGGTAGGTTTCTTTTAAAAGAATCTTTTTGTTCTTTTGTTTCACTGGTTCTAATTTTCTCTATATTATCCTTTGAAGTTCCTTTTTTTATACGTTCCACTATTTTTGATAATGTTACAATATAAGGTACGTCTTTTGACTTATAAAGGTTTTTAAAAATTGATACTCTTGTTTCTTTCATTTGTTGTTTTTTCTAAATAAAATGTTTTTTCTTGTATTATCTGCTCTTGTTAATAATTGAAGATTATCCACTTTATTATTTAATTTGTTTTCATCTATATGGTCTATTACATATTCATTTAAATAACTTACAAAATTAGGATTAATAAAAGTTGTATAAACTAATTGATGAACCTTTACTCTTTTTAATTTACTATAACAATTTAATTCAATTACATAATAACCATTTTTTATTTGAGGTTTTAAAATAGTTTTTATTGTTTTGTTTTTAGTTTTAAGGAATCTTACAGACCTTACTCTACCTAGATTAGAAACTTCATAGTTATTAAAAGTGTTTGTTGCTGGTTTCCAAATTTCTTGTATTTTCATAAATAAAAAACCTATTTCGTCAGCGGTAGTGGGCGCATCAGAAATAGGAATTTAATAAATATTTTTATTTGTAGCCACTACTCTACATTTACAAATATACGAAAAATATTTTAAAGTACACATTTATTTGTTTTTTTTATACCACTAAAAAATAAAAGTTGTTTTTTACCCCTACCCCCCCTAAAACCAAAACCAATGTGTACTATTTATGCTTAATGTATTGTAAATTAATTATTTAAACAGTACACATTTTAACATACACATTATTTAACATCTCTAAAAAATTGGATTTCACGCTCCAGATAGTCTTTTGCTTTTAACAAGTCCAAAAGTTCATCGTCTTTTTTTCCTGCTCTTACAACGTACTTAATTATGTTGCCACGATTAAAATTTAGATTGTAATCTTTAGCTATGTCTATAACAT